CAAATCGTCGTTCACAATGGACAGTACAATATTATTTTTGGTGAAAATCGTGTGCTTGTTACAGGTGCACAGGATATTACAGTACAGGGCACAGCATCACTTCGCGTCGAGGGTGACTATAATTTAACTGTAACTGGTAATATGAATGCGACAGTGGAAGGTGATTATAACCTAACTGCAAAGAATGTACACGCTACGGTCGCAGAAAATATAGAAATGGTGGCAACTAACTTGACTGGTAAGTTTGATGGCAATGGTATGCTTTCTACTCACGGCAACTTCATGATTGCTGGAGATGGTGATACAATCCTCGCTTCCACTAGTGGTACTCTTTCTCTAGGTGCATCAAAAGATATTGGTATTCGTAGTGTTGGTGCTGGTGTCCATGTGCAGTCATCGAACGATATCAACCTGAAATCAAGTAGTAAATTGAATATGCAATCGACTGGCAAAGCATCGCTCAAGTCTGCTGGCACTGTTGCCATTGAAGGTCCATCAGCAATTCAGTTGAACACAAGTGGTGAAGCAGATGATGCCGACGAAGCATCACAGAAGGTCAAAGCAAAACCAGCACCAAAAACAAAAACGGTCAATGACTCATTTACCAATCCCCCAACCAAGGGACAATATAATATCGCATAAATAAAAGTATGACCAATAAAGTAGCACGTAACAAAGATTATTCCGACATAGATCTGGATTTCTTACCACATCCTACAACTAAGGATGTACTGAGAAAGACAGGAATTGATTCTGTAAAAAGATCGGTTCGTAATCTAATTCTCACAAATTTCTACGACAGACCATTTCGTCCTTATATTGGGTCGAATGTCCAAAAGCTTTTGTTTGAGAATGCCAATCCACTTGTGGAAGGATTTATCAGAGACGCTATCAAAGAGGTAATAGAAAATTTTGAACCTCGTGTTTTAGTCAAAAAAGTGGATGCACTATTTGACTACGATAACAATGGTTATAATGTCAGAATTTATTTCATAGTCCTAAACAGTAGCGAACCCGCAGTAACAACCTTATTCTTAGAGCGCATTAGATGACAGCCAACACAAGTTTGAGAGTAACCGAATTAGATTTTGACTCAATTAAGCAAAATCTTAAAGAGTATTTGAGAGGTCAGTCACAGTTTCAGGACTTTGACTTTGATGGATCTGGTATGTCAGTTCTATTGGATATTCTTTCCTATAATACTCATTATATGAGCTACTATCTCAATATGGTAGCTAATGAGTCATTCCTTGATACCGCACAGCTCAGAACTTCCGTAATTTCTCATGCTAAAGCCATCAACTACGTGCCGGAATCGCGACACGGTGCTTCCACTACTGTTGATATTGTTGTAACACCTTCAGCTACCGAACCTACTGATTCTGTTGCAACACTGGAGAAGTATACAAAGATTTTAGGCACAGACATTGACGGTATAAACTATCCATTTGTTGTACTCAATAGTTCTACAGAATCTAAATCTAATGGTTCTTTCACATGGTATAACGTTGAGATTGCTCAGGGTGAAGTTATTACTCTGCAATATCTTATGGATTCATCTAATGTAAAAAGACGTTTTACTATTCCTTCAGCTAACGTCGATATCGATACAGTTACCGTGTTTGTACAAACTTCAACAACAAACACGACAACAGTGGAATACATTCGCGCTGGAGATGTCACAGAGTTGGATGGCACTTCTAAGGTATATTTTGTTGAAGAAGATGGTGAAGGCACATATGTAATCTATTTTGGTGACAATATTATTGGCAAGAAACCTGATAATGGAAATGTTATCATTGTGAACTATCTTGACACTGTAGGTGAAGAAGCAAACAAAATTAGCTCGTTCTCATTTGCTGAACCAGTAGCTGGATTGTTCCGAGATAGTACTCCTATTACACCTGATAGCCCAACTTTTGGTGGTACTGAAAAGGAAACAATTAGTGATATTCGTTTCCGTGCACCTTATGCCTATGCAGCACAGAACCGTGCCGTAACAAAATCTGATTATGAAACTTTGATCTCTAAGGACTATGACTATATCAACTCTGTGTCAGTTTGGGGTGGAGAAGATAATGATCCTCCTATCTACGGTAAAGTGTTTGTATCACTCAAGACAAAAGACAATTACTTCCTTACAAATGATGAAAAGCTTGAAATTACCAATAAGTTGATTAAGACACGTAATGTTATGACGGTCACACCAGAAATTGTTGATCCTTCATACACATATATTCAAGTCCGTGGTAATGTATATTACAATTCATACATCAGTTCCGCTTCAGCATCTGCCATCAAAGCATATGTTCTTGCAGCCATAGCAGACTATAATGATACCGAAATCAACTTTTTCAATTCCGTATTCCGTAAGTCAAAGCTCCAGAAGTACATTGAAAACTCATATAGCTCAATTACTGGTTCAGACATTAGAACATTCTTGCAGAAGCGTCTAATAGTATCTCCTAATGAGACTAAAACATATGTGATAAGTTTCAATGTTCCTATTAAACGCGGTGATTATACAGGAACAATGACAACATATCCACAGTTGACTGTGACAGATGGCAACTTTATTGACCGTAAGATATATTTCGAAGAAGTGCCTTCCAGTGCGACAGGTATTTTAGGCATTAAGATTGTAAATCCTGGCATCAACTATATCACACCACCTACCATTGTGATTTCAGGTGATGGTTCTGGAGCTACTGCGACCGCTCGAATTGCAGGCAATAGAATTTCAGCGATTGAGATTACCAATAAAGGTATCAATTATAGTCGAGCAACAGTAAACATTGTAGCTGAATTTGGCACTGAGGCTAAAACAGAAGTTCTTCTTGAAAGTAGATTTGCGACGCTTCGTTCATACTATATTGATGATACAGGCAAAAAGGTAATTGTTGTTGAAAATGCAGGTACTGTAGATTATGAAGAGGGTATTATCACACTCAATTCATTGAATGTAAAATCTGTAGAAGCCAATGATTTATACGATGAAAATATCTTTACGATCAGCGTTCCTATCGATCAAGAGGTTATTTTCCCACTTCGAAATCGTATCTTAAATATAGATGAGACAGATCCAAGCTCAATTCAGATTAACGTAATTACCGAATGATCAGCGAAAACAAAATATCAACTCTGGTATCTTCACAATTACCATTCTTTGTAAGGAATGATCACGAAAACTTTGTGGCATTCCTTGAAGCATATTATGAATGGATGGAACAGACACAGGGTGTTGTCAACGTAGCAAAGTCTATGAAAGATCAGTTGGATCTAGATAAGACTGATATATTTGTCCAACAGTTCTACAATAATTTTCTTCCTCTTATTCCACAAAATGTACTGGTAGATAAGAATTTACTTGTTAAGAATATTAAAGACTTCTATAAATCTCGCGGAACTGAGAAGTCTGTGCGCTTTCTCATGCGTATTCTTTTCAACGATGAAGTGGAATTTTATTATCCAAAGAAGGACATTCTTCGCGCTTCTGATGGTAAATGGTTTGTTGAAGATTCTATAAAAATTTCCGAGGTATATATTAACGGTGTCTTAGACAATAGAATTCAAACTGCTAATCTTCTAGTGAGTCGCCGAATTATTGGTCTAACTTCAGAAGCAGCGGCAACTGTTGAAAAATTAGATACCTACTATGAAAGTGGCGTTCTTGTTCGCGAATTGAAGATTTCTCAGCAAACTAAGGACTTTAGTTCTGGTGAATATATATCGACTACATATCTAGAAAATGGAAATGAAATTACCATTGAAGCTTTATTGTTTGCTGGTGGTATTAGTTCTGTTAAGATAGTTTCTCCTGGTGAAGGATATCAAGTTGGTGAGACGGTAACAATTACAGGTGATGGGTCCGGTGCAGTTGTTATCATTTCCTCTGTAAGTACTGGAAGTCTTTCCGGTATCGGAGTTATCAATGGTGGTTCTGGCTTTCAAAACAATAGTCAAGTTCTAGTTTCTGGTGGTGGAGGCAGTGGTGCGAATGGTTTAGTTAATTTGGTAGTTGACGATGGATCGATACACCCAAATAGCTACAACATAGTTTCGTCCACAATTTCATTGGAATCCAGTTCTCTTTTAAATAAGTCGAGTTATACTAATCTAAACTCCAGAAACGTAAATTCCACTATTGCTAGTGCAATGAATTACTTTACGTATGCAAATACAGGTCCAATTGGTAGTATAAGTCTAACGAATTTAGGTTCGAACTACACAGGCACACCAACATTTTCTATTGTCGCAAATACTCGCGTTCGTGCTTTAGGTATTCTTGGAAGAATGCAGATCATTAACGGTGGTAGTGGATATAGTGTTGGAGATATTCTCAAATTCAATAACGTGTTAGGTGGTTATGGATCAGGAGCTAACGCTAGAGTTAAAGCGGTAAACACATCTAGTTCAAGTGTTATCACTGAAGTTGAATTTACGGCTAGTGGCGGTCACATCATAGGCGGTTCTGGGTATGATCAAAACTTCTTACCCACTGTTGAAGTATTATCAGCAAATGGTGTTAATGCCAATATTATTGTAACATCTGTTCTTGGATTTGGTGAAAGACTAGCTTCAGTAGGTTCCAAAGCTGGTGCGATTCTATCTTTGTCTATCACATCTAGAGGTTCAGGCTATTCAACCGCGCCGACATTAAATCTTACAAATATTGGATCTGGTACAGCACAAGCTACCGCAACAGTGATTACAGGTTCATACAAGTATCAGGGTCGATTCTTAAATGATGATGGAATGGTTTCTTCATATAACTTCTTGCAGGACAGAGACTACTATCAACCATTTTCTTACGTTTTAAAACTCAAACATTCTTTGGAAAAATATAAGAGTATTTTAAATAAGCTCATTCATCCTGCAGGCATGAAGATGTTTGGAGAGTATGTTATTGAGAAAGATACAACACCTATTAATGCTTCTTTAAAGAATATTACGGTAAATGTTGCAAATCTTACCATAAAAGTTCTTATGATTAATACATCAACCGGTACAGGAAATTTTGTTCCTAATGAAGTTGTATATCAAGGTGCTACACTAAATACTGCTACATTTAAGGCATCTGTTGTTTCATGGAACAACTCAACAGGTAAGCTTGAACTTCTCGACTATATAGGTACTGCTAATACAGGAACCATTAGAGGTGTAACTTCAGAAGCAAACAGAACCGTAATTACCGTAGTCTAAATAATATGAATTTAGGAATAAAAAATGCCATCAACATACACTAAAAGTCTTGAAATATTGAATGCCGAACTTTTCAAAAGCTCAGTGGGTGGTACTTCAGAGCCATACATCTATTTCACATTTGGTAAAGTTGGACCTTGGACAGATGAACAGAATCCTCCTACACCTACATCAAATGTTACTCAACAGATAGAAGTTTGGAAAAATATTATCGGCGCAAAGCAGATTCAAGGTAATGATGTTAGCTTGTGTGTTCCTCGCATTAACTGGACAAGTGGTAACGTTTATTCTCAGTATGATGACCAAAGAAATACAACAGATTACGGTAACACTGCATCACCTTTTTATGTTTTAACGACGGATTACAACGTATACAAGTGTTTGAGTAACAATAATGGTGAGCCTTCTACAGTAAAGCCGGCATCAACCATAACTAACTCAGCCGTTGAGGGTGCAGACAAATATGTGTGGAAATATTTGTATACACTAACAGATGATGAAAAACTTAAGTTCTTAACTACGAATTATATGCCTGTTAAGAAGATAACCGAAGATAACGGATCTTTGCAATGGTCAGTTCAACAGAATGCGATTGAGGGGGCTATTGAGGCTATTAAAATTGAAGATGGTGGTTCTGGCTATAGTTCGGTTAGCCCACCCACACTCGTCATTAGTGGTGATGGAATAGATGCTACAGCGGTTGCAACCGTTAATGCAACCACAACTGCTATTAACAGCATCTCTATTCAGCAAAAAGGTTCTGGATATACGAATGCTACGATCAGTGTGATTTCATCAGAAGGTTCTGGCGCTAATCTAAGACCTATAATATCACCGCCAGGAAATCCTTCAGGTGGACACGGTTCTAGTCCGGTGGAAGAATTGGGTGCATCAAACGCTATCATTAATCTCAGACTTAATGGAACGGAAAGTGGTGTATTTGATATACAAAATAACTTCCGACAGATTGCCCTTATCAAAAATCCAAGATTAACTTCATCACTCGCGTATGCTACAGGAATTGTATACTCACAGCTAACAACATTGTTCCTTGATACAACAGGTTCAAGTGATTTTAGCTTAGATGAAATTGCATTTCAAGGTGCTACGCTGGAAACTGCAACGTTTAAAGGTACTGTAGTTTCATGGAATTCTAATAACGGAGAATTGAAACTCAATGACGTTACTGGAAATCCTAAATCTGAAATCATTACAGGTTCTTCTAGTAGAACCGTAAGAGCAGTTGTAGGTGTTGATAATTCATCGAAGCTTCAGAGGTATTCAGGAAGTATTCTATATATTGACAACAGCGTGTCTATTCAACGTTCAGCAGAACAGACAGAAGAATTCAAGATTATATTATCATTCTAATTTGCAAGAGGAAAAAGAATAATGGCTAATACTGCCGCCAATTCAGCATTGACAACAGATTTTAACGTAACTCCATATTATGATGATTATGATGAGGAAAACAACTATTATCGTGTCCTCTATAAGCCAGGATTCGCAGTACAGGCCCGTGAACTTACACAGATGCAGACTATCTTGCAGAAGCAAATTGATAGATTTGGTAAGCACGTTTTCCGTGACGGTTCCATTGTTCTTCCAGGTCAGTTTGGTATTGAAAAGGATGTTGATTACATAAAAGTCAAAGATGAAGACGATACAGGTGCACCAGCTAATCTTAGTCTTTTCCTCAACAAAGATATTTACAGCGTAACAAACAACGTTGAAGCCTACGTTATTGAAATTCTTCCTGGTTCTGAAAACAGCGTAGATGGTAATTACAAAACTCTATTCATTCGATACAAGTCTTCTTCACCTTCTAACACAAGCATTGTAAAATTCAATGCAAGTGAAGTTTTGTCTACAAACACAGGACAAAAACTAGTAGCAATCGATACAGCACCAACAGGTTTAGGTTCACGCTTCATCATCCGTGAAGGCGTTATCTTTGCTAAAGGTCATTTCTTAAGATTTAATGAGCAATCAATAGTGCTTTCGCGTTATGGAACAAATCCGACATGTCGTGTAGGATTTAACATCTCAGAACGTATCGTTAAAGCATCAGATGATAGTTCGCTCCTAGATCCTGCTCTTGAAGCTTCCAATTACTCAGCTCCAGGTGCTGATCGTCTTCAACTTAATTTGGAATTACAAGTTCGTGATATTGATGATGAAGAAGAAGCACCAAACTTTGCAGAACTCTTTACCATCAAAGAGGGAATAATCATTGAAAGATATGACCGTTCGCAATATAACATTCTACAAGATGAGCTTGCAAAACGCACACTTGATGAATCTGGTAACTACTATGTGTGGGGTCTAGATGTTCGTGTTCGTGAGAACTATGATTCTGGTACAAATGGTGGTTATTCTGCAAATGGCAACTCAAGCTTCTTGTCTATTGGTGTAGAACCTGGTGTAGGATATGTTAGAGGTTATGAAGTTGGTAAGCTTGTAACCGATTATGATGTTGTTATTCCTAAAGCTTCAACATATGCGAATCTAAGCGGACAAGTTGCAACTGCATCTATGGGTAATTATGTTAGATGTAATAACGTTTTTGGTCAAATTTCTTCTGATACAGGTGCAGTTGTTAATCTCTATGATACTGCCACAAAAAGAATTGCAACACGGGGTGCTCTTGCAGGAACGCCATCAGGCAATAATATTGGTACTGCCCGCGTTCTTTCAGTTGTCAAATATGATGGAATTTTAGGTACACCAGACGGTGAAGTTTTCGTTTACCTATCAGACATTCGTATGGTTGGATCAAATTCTTTTGCTCAAGTTAAGACAATAAACGCTTCAGGACAGTTTTGGGCAGATCCGATTGTAGATGCTTCTCTTGATACACTTTCATTGGAAGGTAAATCTATATCCACACTTCTTATGAGTGTAGGTTCTCCTGCCGTTCGTGATCTTAAAGGAACTGATGGAGCTTCAAAAACATCATTCAACTTTAATAGAACCGTATCTAGCGTTTCTTTCACAAATCCTGGTGGTACTGGAGGTGTCGCAAACGTAGTAAACAGTATTGTCGGCGAACAGATGATATATGGCACGACTTCATTAACTGCATTGGATAAGTCAGAAATTATTCTTTCTGTTAGTGCAGATATTACCGTAAACACAGGTTGGACTGTTTCCGATACTCCATCAGGTAATATAATCCAGTCGACAGGTTCTTCGTTCTTAAGATTTAGTAAAGGTGATACAATCCAATTTTCCGGAAACACAGAATATTTCACTATTACCGATATATCTAACGATACTAATCTTATAATCGATAGACCTTATACAGGTACAAGTGCTTTTATTCTAAGAGCATATCGTGCAGGCAGTATTATTGATCTTAATTCTAAATCTATCACGACTGGACAGCAGAGATCAGTAACGACAACGCCGTCTACTTTGAATATTTCATTGTATGAACCTATTGCTACAACAGATGCAAAACTTACATATCCAGTAAATAGACCTGATGCTGTTGAGATCAATAAAGAATTAGTAGAAAACGTATTGGTAAAGATTGATTTTACATCAGGTACCAATACACCTTCTTTAACAAGTCCAATCAATCTTGGTATTCCGGATGTCTACAAGATTAAGAAAATTCTCCGTAGAACTGATGCAATGCCAACTAGTACAACTGATGCAAATGCTGCGGATGTAACCAGATTCTTTGTTCTGGATAATGGTCAGAAAGATGATATGTATGACTTTGCAACTATTAATCCAAACGGGATTAGTTTGACTGCAAATGATCGTTATCTAGTTGTACTAGATCACTTTGAGCCTAACTTTGCTGTTGGTGTGGGATACTTCTCCGTTGATTCATATCCAGATTCAATAGGTATTGAAAATATTCCAATCTTTGAATCGCCAACAACAAAGATCAAATATGATCTCCGTCAATTCATTGATATCAGACCTGTAAAGCAGAGAACTGCCAATTCTACTACACTGATCGGCAGTGCTACTACTAACCCAGGATCATCAACAGTCTTCAATTATGACACAAATGGAATGCGTTTCCCTGTTCCTTCATCGCAAGTAACATACTCATATTCATACTATTTGCCTCGCAGAGACGTTGTAGTTATGGATAAAAGAGGACAAGTATCTGTCATTTCAGGCAATCCAAATGTAAATCCAATTACTCCTGCTGTACCTGAAAACGTTATGGCACTTGCTGCAATTTATGTTGCACCTTTCCCTTCACTTTCACCAAATTATGCTCAAATTATTGGAAGAAAAGATTTGTCTGTGCAAGTTAAGAGGCTTGCCAATATTAGATACACGATGCGTGACATTGGAGTTTTGAAAGACCGTATCGTAAATCTCGAATACTACGCGGCTCTCACAGCACTGGAAAAGTCTGCTATAGATATGCAGATTCTTGATGAAAATGGAAACAATCGTTTCAAGAACGGCATTTTTGTTGATTCTTTCCGTGATGAAAGTAATGGCGATACTGCCGATGTTAATTATCGTATCGTAAACGATCCTGAAGAAAAGAGCATTCGCCCTCTCTACACTATGAGATCAATCTATTATAATACAACATCGCTTACAGGACTTGTCCAGAATGGACCTCTTATCCATCTGCCATTTACCCATAATCTGATGATTGAACAGCCTAAAGTAACATCATATAGAAACGTCGAAGTTTCAAGCTACAGATTTGTTGGCAACTTGTTCCTTACACCAGATATTGACGTTTGGGTTGATACTCAGAAACTCGCAGACAATCAAGTATCTACAGGTGTTGGATCAGATTACTCAGAACCTGCAACGACAACCTGGAATCAGTGGCAAACGACAATCACAGGATATAAACTGTATCGTGCTGATACGGGCGAACTGATTGGAACATTCGATGCTTCTCAAAGAGACCTTGCTTATGATAATGCATACTGGTTGGCTAGAAACGTAGAATTTAACAAGAACACATTAGGGTTTAAAAGTTCCGGAAAAGCATCTTCTGGAGCTAAGTTTGAAACGATTGTTGAGACTCAATATGATAATACAAGAGTCGGTAGTGAAACTTTCTATTCAGTAGCAGAAAACAATGTACAGCTCGGCAATAAGGTTGTTGATGTTAGTATAAAACCTTACATTCGTCCACAAATTCTAACCTGTGCTGTTAAGGGTATGAAAGCCTTTACGAAGCTTTATGTATTTTTTGACGGTGAAGACATGACACAATATGTCAGTCCTCTTGCAAATGTGGAAGCCTACGAAACATATCTTAAAGTAATGCCTGATCCTAAAGTGGAAGCTAATATTGTAGCTATTGTTAATGAGGGAGATCCTCTTGTAACGGACGCTAACGGTACAGCTTATTTCCGTTTACGTCTACCAGCAGGAAATGAAAAGCGTTTCCGCACAGGACAGAGAGAAGTTATTGTAATCGATAGTCCAACAAACTCTCAGCAAGACGCTACAACAATGGCTAAGAACTATTTTGTTGCTCAAGGTTTGGTTCAACAGTTGCAGAATACAATTCTTACAACAAGAACAGTTATTGCTACTGTGAATGATATAAACGAATCAAATCTAACAACAACTCAATATTTACAGAAGCTTCGTCCTTCTTGTTCTGCTTATTCGTTCTTGCCAAAAGCTCCAGATGGAGAAGAAGGAATCTTCTTGACAAAAGTTGATCTATTCTTTGCTCAAAAGCATCCTACGCTTGGCTTCTGGATTGAAATTCGTGAGATGGATTCAGGTGGAGATATTACTCGCAATGCGGTACCTCTATCTGAAGTTTGGGTAGAAAGCTCTGATCCTCGTTATGTTGTTTCAGACGATGCATCTCTAGCTACAACTATAGAATTTGAGTGTCCGATCTTCTTGTATAATAACGTACAGTACGCTTTGGTTATTCACACGATCGGTCTAAATCCAGATACATATATTTGGATTTCAAGACTTACTGAAAAGGAACTTGGAACAGAAAATAGACTATCACAACGTCCTCTAACAGGAACTTTCTATACAACAAACAATAACCTCAATTGGGATATTGTTCCAGATGTTGACTTGAAGGTAAACTTATATCGTGCCTCGTTCACTACTAATGTTGAAGGCATTGCTAATATTGGACAGAAACCTATAGAAAGACTCATACTAGACAACGTATCTGATGACTTTGATGTTAACGGTGAAACTCTTGTTGGTAATCAGCGACTAACATTGTCTGGCAGCAATATGACAGAGTTGTTGGTAAATGACATTCTGATTGGTAATACTTCTGGAGCCAACTCTAAAGTTATTACATATGCAGGGTCTGTTGCCGCAGTTGCAAGTACTAAATTTCAACCAGCTGAGAGAGTGTTTAGATATTACGGTGCAAATAACGTTAACTCAGGCACATCTGCAATTATCAGTACCGTCAGACAAGGTTCAGGATACATTGAGAAGTATACGATAACATCATCATCAAAAACTCTTGATGTTGACGCTTCTAATGGTCAATTCTATATTGGTGATACAGTGTATGGTTTGACAAGCAATACTTCTGCCACAATAACAGGAATTTCAAATTCCAGATATTCTCTTGTTGACTTTGAACCCTCATATATTAAGTTTAATAAGACAGGCATCTCTTTTGATATGAAGGCAACATCAAATATTGGTGTTCAAGATGCCATATTTGTTCCAATTGATGATAATGAAAACTTCTATTTCTCTGTAGAAAAAGCTGTTCTTTCAAGATCGTATGAAATTGATTCATCTTCATTGAATGGTGCGCCTTCAAATCAAGTTCAAGCAAAAATGCTTACACAATCTGAATATGTGACACCTATCTTAGATGTAGGTAGAACACACACTGTATTTGTCGACAACATTGTTAATGCAAATACATACAAAGAAAATTATACAGGAATAACAGTAACTCTTAATGATGCAACTTTTGCTAATGTAGGAAATATTCTAGTTAATAATACTACGCTTGCCAATTCTACGATTATCTCTAAGTCTGTTAACGATGTAGTCATTACAGTTCCAACTACAGATTACACTGTTGGCACAGTACTAGAAATTCGCGATAATGTCAATTCAACATCTGCCAAAGTAGGTTCAAGTGATGTAACTGTTACCAAATTAGTTGGCGATACAAAAACACCAACTGGCGGTGCTTTGATTAATAAGTATATCTCAAAGCCAGTTGTTCTTGCAGATGGTCAAGATGCTGAAGATATTCTTGTGATTATGACAGCATATAGACCTATCACTACTGATGTTGGAGTGTGGATTCGTTTGATTAATGCACAAGATGGTGATTCTTATAACAACATTCCGTGGTATAAGTTGGAAATGGTAGACGATACCTCATACTCGACAAGCGGTGATAGAAATGACTTTAGAGAGTATACTTTCAAATTTCCTGCTTCTATGATGACTGGCAATACAGGACCAAATACAACACCTAATACAGTTGTTCAATACACAAACAGTCAAGGTACATTGTTTAGTGGGTTTAAGATATTCTCGTTGAAGATTGGTCTAACTGCAACAAATTCAGCTATTGTTCCTCGCGTAGCTGATCTAAGAGCAATTGCGGTACAGGTATAACATGAAGTATCAAAAAACAGAAGTTCCTGGTATTTACAAAGTTAAAGAGGGCGTCCTAGTCAATGCTGACAATGAAGCATTGGAAAAATACAGGAACAAGAGGCAAGTTATTCAGTCTAAGGAACAAAAGATAAATAGTCTTGAAGCCACAGTTGAAAATCTTGCCAAAGATATGGCAGAAATTAAAAATCTACTCAGAAATTTAACGAGAGAATAAAATGGCACTTGCAAACGTAGAACTAACGAACACATTTGACGAATGGAGAACTAGAACTAATCAGATAATTGTTCAAGGTGAGCAAACGCTTGTCAATGTTTCAACTCTGTTTACTAGAGTAGATAACGGAAATCTTTGGGCCAACTCTGTTGGAACCAGATCAAATACATATGCCGATTCGGTTGGTGTTAGGGCTAACACTTATGCTGATAGTGTGGGCGCGAGAGCCAATACTTATGCCAATTCATATGCAAATTCAGTTGGCAATAGAGCAAATACCTATGCTGACAGCGTAGGTGATAGAGCTAATACTTATGCTGATGGTGTAGCTACCAGAGCTAATACATATGCCGATGGTGTAGGTACCAGAGCTAATACTTATGCTGACTCAGTTGGTGTAAGAGCTAACACATATGCTGATGGTGTAGGCACTAGAGCTAACACATATGCCGACTCTGTTGGTGTAAGATCAAACAATTACTCATCGAATGCAAGCACTTTATCATCAGGCACAGTACCATCTGCACGTATAAGTGGATCATATACAGGCATTACGGGTGTTGGAACAATTACTGCTGGTACATGGACCGGAACTGTAGTTGCTGTTCAATATGGCGGTACAGGAGGCAATGATCAAGCTACAGCAAGAACTGGTTTAGGTCTTGGTACAATGTCAACACAAGGATCAGGCGCTGTGTCTATCTCTGGCGGCTCTATCTCAGGTCTATCATCACTTGGTGTATCAGGCGATATAACTGCAACAGGTGATGTTACAGCATTTAGTTCTGATGCTAGATTGAAAGGCGATATTCAGACAATTACCAACGCATTATCTAAGGTAAAGTTAATCACAGGCGTTACATATATACATAATGATCTAGCCAAATCATTTGGATACACAGATGAGAGCAGATTTGCCGGTGTTCTTGCTCAAGAGGTTGAAGCAGTTCTTCCTGAAGTAGTAGTTCCAGCGCCATTTGACATTGCAGATGATGGAACATCAAAATCTGGTGAGAATTATAAGACTGTTAAATATGAGAAGATTGTTCCACTACTAATCGAAGCCATCAAAGAATTGACAGCAAAAGTTGAAATGTTAGAATCAAGAGTTAACGAGTAAAAAAAATGCCAATACCAACAGGTACAGCAGCGATATCTTTTTCACAACTAAGAGATGAAATGCATATTGGATTAGGTAATCCTGCAGCTTACGGAGCTTTTCCATTAAATGATGCTACCGTTAGGCTTAAACTTACCAACACTTCTGTAAATGCCCAACTTTCTCTTTCTTCTCTTCGTGGTAATATTTATCGAAGATTCAATATTACCGCAAATACCACTAACTACGACATTCGTGCCGCTTTTGCCCTGACGGACAGCAATTGGAATGGACTTAACCCATCTAGTAAAGCATCTGCTGACGTTGTAATTGGCCCATTGGCTCACGTAGGAACACCAAATACTAGTGCATATGCGATGGATACTGGTTCTTTTGGGTGGCCCGCATCATCGCATATTTATGTTGAAAACAATGGATTTATTTTAGGTCATGGCGGCAATGGCGGCAATGGCGGCAGCTCGCCAGGATCTGGGGGTGGTACAGGTGGTGCCGGAGGTCCGGCATTACTAGCGCGCCGCGCTATGACTTTAGTTAATAACGGCACTGTTGGCGGAGGCGGTGGTGGTGGAGGTGGAGCTCCTGGCACTTCAGTAACAGTAACCACTCCGCCGCCAGTACCGCCTACGGCGCCGTCATTTCCAACAACGAGCCCTACCACCAGAACTGATCGTTATGCCGGAGGTGCTGGTGGTGGTGGTCGCACAGGTACAACAAATACTTCAGGCGGCGCGGGCGGCTCCGCTAGCGGTGGAAATGCCTTTCCTTCAAATCCCGGTAGTCCAGGCACATCTGGTGGTGCAGGCGCTGGAAGTGGCGGACGTGGTCCTGCCGGCGCTGGAGGCCCGGGCGGAAATTGGGGAACAGCTGGTACTCCAGGCGCGCCAGGTGTTGCGGCAGGCGGCGCTGCAGGTGTTGCAATACAAGGATGGTCTCAGGTTAGTACACCTGCGCCATTAGGCGTAACAGGTATTAGTGGTCCAAGACCAGGTTAAAAATTAAAGGATAAAAAAATGGTAATAAGATACGCATATGTAGTTGATGATGAAACTCTTTGGGGACCTGGTCCCATGCCGTACTTCATAACTCTTACAAATGGAACAGCTTGGGAAATTACTGCTCATACAAAAGAAGAGAATGAAGCTGTAGGAATATATGTTGTTGAGCAAATAAATTACAGAGAATATGATGATAGATTTGAAACAGTAGATGATCGATCATACGCTGTAATTAATGGTTTGCCGACAGAAACCTGGAGTTATACTTTTATACCGGCTGCAAACATAAACATGCAAATTGCGGTAGACGAACACGCAGAGCTTCTTAGAACACAAGTTGCAACTAAGTTTGCAGGGCAATACGAAGAATATGATGAGGCTTATAGCGAAGCTTTAGAAGTCGCACAGTTAGGTCCTAATGTTGTAATTGCCAATGAAGATTATCCTTACGTTGCCGCAGATATAGATGTCACATATTCCGAAACTTTAGGCCGAGAGGTACAAACTATTAGAGAAGCTGCTGATCTTATTATCAGTACTCGCGCGGTTTGGCATAATTTTGGCGCAAGTCTAAGAACTGCTAGACTTGCTGCCAAAAAAAATATAAAAGATGCTAGTACTGATCAAGAAGCAAAAACAATTTATGATGCTTTTGTTGCAACGACAATTGGTGACTACTTAACCTTTTAACAGAAAACTGGTCCATGTATCCAAGAAACGATAGATCGTCTAACGCCTCTTGTTACTGGAGTAACTTCGTGTAAAATGTTTGATGGAAAAAATGTAATCATTCCTTGGCGTTTAGGAACAACTACCGGAGCTTTACCTTCGTATATGAGTAGATCGCCTCCATCATACTCACTCGGGTCTGACAGTAGAACTGAGAAGGATAGTTTTCTATTTGAATTTATACTACCATCAAGGTGAGCCTCGTACTTGCCCGCTTCGTCGCCAGCATGATATTCTAGATAGTCAATTTGTTCCATAGAATTCAAAACATACTTGTAATTTAACCAATTTATGTCTTTGATCTCTTCTTCTATTAATATATAGAGCCACTCAAATTTATCATATGGTAACCAGGAATGTGAAACATTTCGGACTTTCTTATCGACCACACCTTTGCCACCCCAGGCATCGCCGTCAACTTTGGCTAACTCAGTATTCTTACTGCCATATAAAATAATAGAATCGATCAGGGGTGCGGATAACATATTTTCTTTGGTAACGTATAGATATTTGTTTTGTGGAGCATAACCAAAAATCCAAGCGGAAGTAGATGGCTCATAATCATTAGAATGTGCTGTTTTTGTAGTGCCTAATGCTTGTCGACCGTCATACTTGAGGTCTTTGTGTGGACCGTCTGCGTCAACATAGTGAAGGAATACCTGACACTGCCATTTTCCCTGAGTGTATGGTTCTCTCCAGTGATTAATTTCCTCACCTCTGTATACTACCATACTTCCAACATCAATAAGAATTTCACCAATATCATTTTCTATTTTATCATCAGTTGAGACATGAATAGGCCACAAACCACCTTCATATCCGAGAGTGATTGTTGCGCTGATTTCACAAGACGGTCTATCGAGGTGCGGTTTTAGTTCATCTCCAGGTAGATATTTTCTGGCATATGAGTATGTTGGAATAAGATTTAGTCCAGTTGCTTTTTCTATAGTTGGGCGAAGATCCTCTAAAAGAATGTCCAGCATAGAATTACCATAGACTGATTCTGATAAAGGGCATTGCTCATCTTTTGTCGTTTTATTGTCTTCTACCAGTTTTAGGATATAATCTGATAGATTTTGGCAGATATCTACTGGAACAGCAGAATCCACAATTACATACTTCTTTTCTTTGAAATAGTCCGCAGGAATCATATTTTCGTTTTCTTCGGTCATAATGTAGTCTCCAAGTAATGTAGTTACAACTATATATATCGCAAGGCGTATTATATAAATAAAAGAAAAAGGTATTCAAATGGCAGCTTACGTAGAATTGTATATGGATCAGGGCGCTTCGTTTAGTAATATCATCAACATAAACGATGATATTACAAATTCAGACATTGATATTTCTGGATATTCGGTTACAAGTCAGATGAGGAGATCATACTACTCATCAAATGCTTCGGCCAATATCACATGTACCATTACTCATGCTCCTAGTGGTGAAATAACACTTTCGATGACGCCTCAACAAACTGCTAATATTAGAGCTGGCAGATATCTATTTGACGTTATGATGCAAGCTCCTGATTCTGGTTCACTTAGATTACTGGAAGGTATTATCACTGTAACTCCGAGAGTGACTAAATAAGATATATAGGATAGTAAAATGTCACTTTTAACGGACAAAATCAAAGTTTCTATAAATTCTCAGAAAAGAACGACTGTCAGAACAGTCGGAGTTTCTGCGTTGGCAACTACGGTGCGACTATCAGATTTAACCGACGTTGATGCCTCAGATCCTGATGCCAACGAAACTCTTGTGTATAACTCACAAACTCAAAAATATGAAGTGAAAACTATTCCTATGATTGATGGAGGACAGTACTAGATGACATCTAACACGGTAATCCAACATAAACGATCATCTATTCCTGGCAAAATTCCTACAGTCAATCAGTTGGTTGATGGTGAACTGTCGATCAATACTCACGACGGTAAGATGTACTTTAAGAGAAATGCTAATGGTGATCTTTCCATTGTGGAAATTGGTTCAGGTTCTGATTCTTCTGTTAGCAATGTTCTGTATGTTTCCAAATCAGGTAACAATACATCTAACGATGGTCGAAGCATGAACAAAACTTTTGCAACCATTGCTAAAGCTTTGTCTGTAGCTACATCTGGTACAACAATTTTTGTAAAGAGTGGAGATTACACAGAAGCAAATCCACTTGTAGTTCCAGCTGGTGTTTCTATCATAGGCGATAATCTCAGAACAACGACTATACGACCATCTACAACGAACCAAGACTTGTTTCATGTGAATAATGGATGTTATATAACAGGTTTCACATTTAGGGACCACGTATCTCCTGCTGCTGCGATTGCATTTCCTACTGCTGGTGCCGGCAACATCATTACTAGTCCATACATTCAGAATTGCTCTTCAATAACTACAACCGGTACAGGAATGAGAATTGATGGTTCAAAAGCTACAGGTCTTCGTTCCATGGTATCAGACTCATTCACTCAAATCAATGCAGGTGGAATTGGTGTTCATATCTTAAATAATGGATATGCTCAGTTAGTTTCCATATTTACTGTATTCTGTGATATTGCCATTTTATGTGAGAGTGGCGGTCAATGCTCAGTAACAAATTCAAATTCAAGTTTTGGTAACTATGGACTAAAGGCAAATGGTACAAGTTCACTTCTTTATGCTGGAACAGTTTCAGCTAATGTAAATCCTGGTTTTGATACCGTCACGATTACTGGAATGTCTGTGAGACCTAATTATGGTGATGCAATCAAATTTGGATCGCATGGAACACACTATACAGTTGTCAACACAACTCCTTTAGTTGCAAATACAGTCACTATTACATTAGATACATCTTTGTCCGCAAGTATATTTGCCAGTAACACTGCATTATTTTATCAGAGAAGTTTGATTACGTCAAGTGGACATACGTTTGAGTATGTTGGTTCAGGAACGAATGTTGCCACAGCACTTCCATATACTGGCGGTATACCTATTCAAGAGAATGAGATTGTGGATGACAGTGATGGTAGGGGTAAGGTATTCTATACCAGTACCGATCAATTGGGTGATTTTAGAGTCGGCAATGATTTGATATTCAATAGAGCTTCAGGAACAATTACCGGCGATACTTTTGACCGAAGCCTATTCGCAGTGTTAACTCCATACATCCTCGCAATCGAAAGCTAAACCAAATGGCATCTCAAATTAACACATTCAGAACGGTTACAGCAAATGTTACTACTGTTGCAACAGCAGTATACACTGCACCTTCTGGCATTACATCAATTATCTTAATGGCGCAAGTAGCAAACTTGACTGACAACAACGGCAATGTATCTTTCACACATGTAACACAGAGCAATGTAAGATCAGAATTGGTAAAGAACTACAAAATTCCAAAACACGATGCTGCTAATGTTTTGACAGGCAAGTTGATTGTCGAGCAGAACAGCTCTGTAATAATTTCAGCATCAGCTAATGGTATGTACAATCTAACAATGAGCGTGTTGGAATCGACTAATGCCTAGTATAAACCGTCTTAGCGGAAAAGTTGAAAAAACACCAAGCACGGAAGCAGATCCAGATAGATATGAATTTTTGGATTTGCAAAATGCAGAGCCTGACCTTGGTGTTCCTACAACCAATAACGCGATAGCAACATCGGGTCCAAGTGGACAGAGGGTTTGGGTAAACCTCTCTGATAACTTTGAAGTCGATGCTACGGGCAATCTAACTGTAATTAATATCGAAGCAGGAACATTTTAATTTTTAACCTAAAAAGGAAAAAACAATGGCTAATACCAGAATTCAAATAAAGCGTTCTACTGGTACATCTACACCAGCAAACGGTTCTCTAACAGCGGCAGAACAGGCATACTCGTTCTTAAGCAACAGACTATTTATCGGTGACAGTGCAGGAACCGGTGTAGTTGAAATTGGTGGTAAGTATTGGGTTGATCGTACAGACCTATCTTACACACAAGCAAATAATGCCTTCGCAACAGGTAATGCATCCTTCTTGCAAGCTAACGCTGCTTATGGACATGCTAATAGCTCTTATGGTCATGCTAACGCAGGATTTACAACAGCTAACGCTTCTTTCCTACAAGCTAACGCTGCTTATGGACATGCAAATGCAGGATTTACTACGGCTAACGCTTCTTTCTTACAAGCTAATGCTGCATATGATCATGCTAACTCTGGATTTACAACAGCTAATGCTGCATTCTTACAAGCTAACGGAGCATATACCACAGCTAATGCCGCATTGCCAAAAGCTGGTGGTACAGTAACTGGCGACCTTGTTGTTGGTGGTAACCTAACAATTTCAGGTACAACAACATATGTAAACACAACAACTCTTAATGTCGGCGATAATCTTATCTCACTAAATGCAGATATTTTGTCAAACGTTGCACCATCTGAAAATGCTGGTATCGAAGTTATTCGCGGTAACGCGAATACTGTAAGCCTATACTGGAATGAATCCACAGACAAGTGGTCATTCATAGATGCAGATAATATTATGTATTCGATTGCTTCGAATACAGATATTGCAAACGTTGTATCGTCTATTGCCACATCTTCTTCATCTATGAATGCTTCTAACCTAACATCAGGCACAGTTCCTACTGCTCGTCTATCAGGTTCATATACAGGCATTACAGGTCTTGGTACACTAACCGTTGGTACATGGAATGCTGATACTATCACTGTTCCTTATGGTGGCACAGGTCAGACTTCATTTACCACAAACGGTATGATTTATGGTAATGGAACTGGTGCTCTAAATATCACAGCAGCAGGTACAGATGGTCAAGTTCTGCAGGCAAGCTCAAGTGGTGTTCCACAGTTTGCAATGCTTGATGGAGGCACCTTCTAATCACTTTTGAAAGGACTATATTATGAGTGATAGCAATACATATTTTAACGCTTTTGTTGACGCCGCAGTAGGATCGATTCACGAATACGTGGCGTTAACTCTTCAACTTAAAGCCAAACTTAAACTTGCTAATGATCTTCTAGCTGAAAAGGATAATTCTTCTGATCAGCTAGAAGAACTTAGATTAGAAAAAGATACCATAATTGCCGATCTCACACATCAAATTGAAATTATAAAAGATGACAAGAGTAAGAGTTCCGGTTCTTTGCAAAATGAATTAAACACACTTCGCAACCAGTTGAATGATGTCACATCACAACTTAACGACAAGAATAACAATTTCAATACTTTGCAAAATGAATTAAACACACTTCGCAATCAGTCAAATGATGTCACATCACAACTTAACGACAAGAATAACAATTTCAATACTTTGCAAAATGAATTAAATTTCGTTCGTAACCAGTTAACTGAAATTAACGCACAGTTTAACGATAAGAGTAATAGTTTTAATGCTGTACAGAATGAGTTAAACGTAGTTCGCAATCAATTAAATGAAGCAAACGAAAAACTTAATGCAGCTAAGTCAATCGAAGAATCTTTCCATGGTATGAAAAACAAAGTTCAACATATGGACACACTCACTAAACAATATACAGACTTGAAGAATCAATATGCAACTCTTGTAGAACAGAACAATTTAGCCAAAGATGAAACTCAAAAACTGACTTCAGAAGCGGAAGTCAAACCATCCAAAAAGATCATAAATACAAAGGTAAAACAAAAAGAAACCAAAGATGACTTTTAATGGCTAATACGGTAATCACACTTAAGAAATCTGCCACTCCAGAAGCGGCACCATCAAGTCTAGCAAATGGCGAATTAGCTATTAACTATGCTGATGGTAAATTGTACTACAAGAGTAATACTGGTACAATCAAATCTTTTGTGTCTGATTTACCTCCTGTTGCAGATAGTTTTGGTACAGTTAACGCTGCCGGCACTCTGATTGTTGCTGACACATCAGGTGATGTTTTAAATCTTGTTGCAGGCAACAATATCACAATAAGTGGCAATACACTTACAGATACAATTACAATTTCATCTACCGCCGCTATTAATGGCACAAATGGTACACAAGGTATTACCGGAACTCAAGGAACTCAGGGTGTTCAAGGTACTATAGGATCACAAGGTACTGTAGGTACACAAGGCACTACGGGCACTCAGGGTATATTGGGCACTCAAGGCGTTCAAGGTAGACAAGGTACTACGGGTACACAGGGCACAACTGGTACACAAGGTTCTGTAGGTACTCAAGGTACTATTGGATCACAAGGTATTCAAGGTAGCACAGGCACTCAAGGAACAACAGGAACTCAAGGTACTATTGGATCACAAGGTACACAAGGTTCTGTAGGTTCACAAGGTTCCACAGGCACTCAAGGTACACAAGGTATTCAAGGTGTATTAGGTTCACAAGGTAGCACAGGTACTCAAGGAACAACAGGCACTCAAGGAACAACTGGTTCTCAGGGAACTCAGGGTGTATTAGGTACTCAAGGAACAACAGGCGCTCAAGGCACTATAGGTTCACAAGGCACAACGGGCACTCAAGGAACAATTGGTACTCAAGGCACTATCGGATCTCAAGGTACTACAGGTACTCAGGGAACAACTGGTACACAAGGTACTATAGGTACACAGGGTACTACAGGTACTCAAGGTAGCACTGGTGCTCAAGGCACTATCGGATCTCAAGGTACTGTAGGCGCTCAAGGTGTTCAAGGTATACAAGGAACTACAGGTACTCAGGGAACAACTGGTACACAAGGTACTGTAGGCACTCAAGGCGCTACAGGTGCTCAGGGTACGACAGGTACACAGGGAACAACTGGTACACAAGGTACTATAGGTACGCAGGGTGTTCAAGGAACAGTTGGTTCACAAGGCACTCAAGGCATATTGGGATCGCAAGGTACAACCGGTAATTTTGGTGGTGCTGCATTCGACTATACATTTGACACTGCAACATCATCCACAGATCCTGGTACAGGCAAACTTAAGTTTAATAATGCAACACTATCATCCGCAACAATTATGTACATTGATGTGCAGAATGATGCTGCTGTTGATCTGTCTTCATTCCTCAATACTATTGGTTCAAGCACAAGTACCATTAAAGGTCACTTTACTGTTGCATTGAAATCAAATCCAAATTCCTTTGCCCTGTTTACAATTTCAAGCGTATCTAACTTAACTGGATACTATCAAGTAAACTGCACATACTTATCTGGTGTAACATCAATCACTAACGCTGCTGATGTAATTGCCACATTTGCTAGAACTGGCGATAAGGGTGATACAGGTGCTCAAGGCACAACTGGCACTCAGGGTACGACAGGTACACAAGGTACTACAGGTACTCAAGGTAGCACTGGTGCTCAAGGCACTATTGGATCTCAAGGAACAACTGGTACTCAAGGTACACAAGGCATATTAGGTTCACAAGGTACTACAGGTACTCAAGGTAGCACTGGTGCTCAAGGCACTATTGGATCTCAAGGAACAACTGGTACTCAAGGTACTACAGGTACTCAAGGTAGCACTGGTGCTCAAGGCACTATTGGATCTCAAGGAACAACTGGTACTCAAGGTACAACAGGCGCTCAGGGAACAACGGGTACACAGGGAACAACCGGCTCACAAGGAACTACAGGTGCTCAGGGAACAACTGGTTCACAAGGAACTACAGGTACTCAGGGTGCTCAAGGTATTCAAGGCGTATTAGGTACACAAGGCACTGTTGGCACTCAAGGTACAACTGGCACACAAGGAACAACAGGTTCACAAGGAATTCAAGGTGTTTTGGGTAGTCAAGGCACTACCGGATCTCAAGGAACAACAGGTGCTCAAGGTACTGTTGGCACTCAAGGAACAACTGGCACACAGGGCACAACAGGTACTCAAGGAACAACTGGTACTCAAGGTATTTTGGGCGCTCAGGGTGCCACAGGTACTCAAGGTGCCACAGGTACTCAAGGAACAACAGGTGCTCAAGGTATATTAGGCGCGCAAGGTGCCCAAGGTAGACAAGGCACAACAGGTACACAAGGTACTGTTGGCACTCAAGGTACAACTGGCACACAGGGTGCTACTGGTGCACAAGGCGTCACAGGACAGCAAGGTGCTACTGGCGCACAGGGTACTGTCGGATCACAAGGAACAACCGGTGCTCAAGGCACTATTGGATCTCAAGGAACAACCGGTGCTCAAGGCACTATTGGATCTCAAGGAACGACAGGCGCACAGGGTACTGTCGGATCACAAGGAACAACCGGTGCTCAAGGCACTCAAGGTATATTAGGTACACAGGGTACTACAGGAACTCAAGGCACTTTAGGTACACAAGGACCTATTGGACCTTCTACAACAATCAACGCTGTATCTGTTTCTGACAATGACACGATTTACCCTGTCATGGTTACCGATCTTGGTTCAAATCAGACAGCAGAAGGTTCGTTTGGTCTAAGTTACAATCCTTCATCAAACACACTGACTGTGGCAGGCGCACTCTTTGCAACGTCTAAGTCGTTCGTTATCAATCATCCTACAAAAGATGGAATGAAGCTTCGTTATGGTTCTCTGGAAGGTCCTGAAAACGGCATCTATCTACGTGGCAAGACTACAAATTCATCCCTCATTGAGCTACCCGATTACTGGTGGAATCTTATTGATCCTCATTCTATCACTGTGCAACTAACTCCTTATGGTAGAAAACAAGACATTTACGTTCAATCCACATCAGCATACTTCGTATATCTCAATCAACCAGCAGATTGTTACTACACGGTATATGCTGAACGTAAGGACGTTGATAAACTTATTGTGGAGTACTGACGATGGGTATTGCTTATAATCCAAAGATAGTTACTAATGGATTGGTGCTGGCATTAGATGCAGCAAATTCTAAGAGTAAGGGCTATAATGTTATTGCAAGTCCTGAAAATTTAGGTGCGTATTTAGGATTAAGAGCAGGAGCATCTATTAGTGCAAATTCCACTGCTGCCCCAGATGGAACGCAAACTGCTGATCTTCTTTCAACATCTGGTACAGGTTTTGGCTATTATTTTCCTGCATTTCCAACCGGTAATGCTACACATTCATTCTTCCTAAAACCAGCTGGTGCCACTAACAGTTTTAGATTTGATCATGTTGGTATGGGAACAGGCGGAACATTCACATTTTCAACTAGAACTTTTTCGAGTTTGTCAAACTACACAGGAAGTTATGAAGTTCTACCTGACGGATGGTATTTAGTTAATTTTCACACAACAAATGAAACTAATCTTTATTACATAGAAATGAGTTTTGATAATATTAGTGGAGCATATGTTTGGGGAGTGCAATTAACTCCGTTTAGTTACTATCTACCCTATGTTCCAGTAAGTGCGAATAGACCACAATTTTTAAACAATACTATGTGGCAAGATTTGACTGGTAGAGGTAGTAATGGGACATTGACTAATGGTCCAACTTTTAGTGGTGCTAATGGTGGGTCTTTAGTTTTTGATGGAGTTGATGATTATGTGAGTTTTCAGTGTGCTTCTGATACTATTAGGGCTTATAATTCAACAACCCAGTTTGTGGTCAAACTTCCTACCTATGCTGGTGGTCAAAGAAATATCCTTTCATACAGAAGTGCTAACTCACTTTATATTGGAAAAGCAAGCGGAGGTATTTTTTGCTATTACAATACATTGTCGCCATCTCCTGCACATACTGTTGGTACTATTGCTGACAACGCAATCGCTCATGTTGCAGTTACATGTGATGCTACAAACAATCTATTATCTACATACATAAATGGTAGTTTAGCAGGAAGTGTATCTCGAACCGGTTGGAATACAACTTATAATACAACTATAACTTTAGGCGGTTCTGATATAGAATATCTAGTTGGAAACTTTTATCAATTTAGTCACTATAACCAGGTTTTAACATCAACAGAAATCCAACAAAACTTCAACGCAACAAGGAGTCGTTATGGAATTTGAAACCAGACAATATGTAATCTTCAATGTATCGGAACTTGATAGCATAGACTTCTCACAGGTACTAGAAACAAGTGCTGATACTGTTCGTCGGTCAGTAGATGGAACACTAACATTCGTCAAGTGGGATGGTAATGTGCCACCATGTGTTGAATCTCTAACAACCAAAGGTGAGTATTTGACTCACAGTGAAATCCTTGCTGAGATGAACACAGAAGCATGGACAATACCAATGTCAGAGGAAATGTAAGTGGGATTAAGTCATTCACCAAAGATTGTTACTGACGGATTGGTGCTATGTTTAGATGCTGGTAATCCAAAATCATATTCTGGTAGTGGAACAACTTGGACTGATTTGAGTGGTAGAGGTAATAACGGAACACTTGTGAATGGTGTTTCTTACAGTAACAGTTATCTTACACTTGATGGCACGGATGATTATGTTGATCTGCAAAACAAGACTGATCTAACTCTCATCACATTCTCATACTCTTGCTGGTTCTATCCAACATCATTCAACGCTTCTGGAGTAGATTGCATCTTTTCTAGAGAAAATGCAAGACACTATCTTGGTTTTGATGATAACGGTCAATACAGAACGTTTCTAAGAGGCAATCTTTATTCCACAACATCAGCACAAATTGAAGCATATTTAGGACCAACAGGTATAGTTGTTCTTAATAAATGGCACAATGTAACGATGACATTGGACTGGCCTTCAAGTACATTTAAAGTATACAATAACGGACAACACATTTGGACGCTAACAGACGCATCTCTTGGAACAACGTTTATCAATACAGTAGTAAGCGATAGTGTTATTGGAAGTAGGTACCAAGGCGGCACAACAAACAGGATGATAAGTAACATCTCATATTTTACATACTACAGTCGCGTTTTGTCAGCAACAGAAATCCAACAAAACTTCAACGCTCTTCGTGGAAGGTACGGACTATGAGTGTTTACGCTGGTCCAAAAATTTTGAATGATAGTTTAGTTTTTAGTTTTGATATAGGCAACTCTAAGTCATGGAAAGGCGCACCAACAACAAATATAAATTCTGATCAAGGTTTAGGTGGAATGCAGACTATAACCTTGACATATGTCGGTTTAGAAAATGGGTGGAAAAAATATAGCATATCAGGAACTTGGAATGCGGGAACATATCCATTTTCAATGTACATATCAGGTGCAACTTTTACAGGTGGAGTTGCTTATAGCGCACAATGTTTAATGAAAACAAACGTAAGAAATAAGTTTCTTACTTTTGGAAGCCTTTATTATGTTAATGATCCTAACATGACTAATGGTGGTACATACACATCAACATCTATTGGATATGAAGATGGCTTAGAGATCATCAGTAATAAAGTAGAAGGTTTCATATATAGCACAGGTTATGCTAATCCTACAACATCACAAGTAGGATATCTTGGCACTCGACCATTATCAGATGGTACGACTTTCAATTCAGGCACAGATTTTGTTTGGATAAAAGATGTTCAAGTAGAGCAAGGTGCTTTTTGCACAACATTTACAAGCACATCAAGAAGTTCTGCACAAGCATTACTAGATTTGAGCAAAAATACTACAATAACTATAAATAATTTAACTTATTATTCTAATAATACATTTACTTTTGATGGTGTTGATGATTATATTAGTTCTTCATTTGCCACAACGGCTGGTCAAGCCGTAACCTACATGGGATGGTTATACTCTACAGAATCAACAGCAACTTATAGAAATTTTGTTGATAGCGCATCAACAACACCTATGATATGGTGGAATACTTCTGGTCAGATTGAGTTCGATACTGGTGGTAATTATACAACACCAACAGTCTATAGAAATCAGTGGGTTCATGTAGCATTATCCAAACCTTCAGGATCTTCAGCGGCTTCTTATTATGTAAATGGAAATTTGGTCGGAACAGGAACTGCGTATACAACTCCAGCGGCAACTGCTACTTGGTTTAATAGAGGAGGCGGACAAACTTGGAAAGGGCATAGTTCTAACGTACAAGCATACAGTCGCGCTCTAACAGCAGCAGAAATCCAACAAAACTTTAACGCTCTTCGCGGTAGATTTGGAATCTAAATAGTAACATGGCCAATACATACAAAAACATAGTAATCACTCCAAACAGAGACACGGATGCAGCCAATGTGCCTTCCATCCGCTTCTCTGGTGGTGATGCAACTTCAAACACAGATATCAACGTAAGAGTTTACACAACTCAAAGCGGAACACTTTCATTTGAAGGTTCTGCTGGACAGTTATTCTCTATTACAAATGATCTGACAAATACAATCTTTTCAGTCAATGACGTTTCAGGTATTCCGTCTGTTGAAGTAAATGCTAATGGATTGATAACACTTGCTCCATTTGGCGGAAATGTCGGTATCGGTAGAGCGAATGCCAACTACAAAGTTGATGTGGCTGGTAGTGTGAATGCCAGTTCGTTCTTTATTAACGGCAGTCCGACAAACATTCAAGGTGCTACTGGCACTCAAGGCACAACTGGTACCCAAGGTACGCAAGGTGTATTGGGTTCTCAAGGAACAACTGGAACACAAGGTACTAATGGAACACAAGGAACTTTAGGTTCTCAAGGCACTACTGGCATACAGGGAACAACTGGTACCCAAGGTACGCAAGGTGTATTAGGTTCTCAGGGTACTCAGGGTGTTCAAGGAACTTTAGGTTCTCAAGGCACGACTGGATCACAAGGCACAACAGGTTCTCAAGGCACGACTGGATCACAAGGAACAACAGGTACACAAGGTACTGTCGGATCACAAGGAACGACAGGCGCACAGGGAACAACTGGTACCCAAGGTACGCAAGGTGTATTGGGTTCTCAGGGTACTCAGGGTGTTCAAGGAACTTTAGGTTCTCAAGGCACGACTGGATCACAAGGAACTACAGGCGCGCAAGGTGCCCAAGGTAGACAAGGCACAACAGGTACACAAGGCACGAATGGTACTCAAGGTACTACAGGCACTCAAGGTACTACAGGCACACAAGGTACGACCGGTTCTCAGGGTACACTAGGTACACAGGGTGTTCTAGGTGCACAAGGAAATTTAGGCACACAAGGTATTACAGGTACAGCGACTCAAGGCACAACCGGTACGCAGGGTACACAAGGTAATTTTGGTGGCGCATCATTTGACTTCACATTCGATACTGTTACAACGGCAGCTGACCCAGGAACAGGCAAATTAAGATTTAATAACGCAACGCTTTCTTCTGCCACTGCAATGTACATTGATGTTCTGAATGATTCTTCTGTTGATCTCACAACATTTCTAAATGGTATTGGTACTAGTACAAGTACGCTGAAGGGTCACTTCAGTATTATGAATAAGACCAATGCAAATAGATTTGCAATCTTCACAATTACAAGCGTAAGCAACTCTACTGGCTACTATACCGTAAACTGCACATATCTTTCTGGTGTCACATCATTCAATGCAAGTGAAGATATTGTTATCACGTTTGCAAGAACAGGTGATAAGGGCGACACTGGTACACAAGGTACTAACGGTACTCAAGGAACAATTGGATCGCAAGGCACCGTCGGTACTCAGGGCACAACTGGTGCTCAAGGTACTAACGGCACGCAAGGAATTACTGGATCTCAAGGAACTACAGGTACTCAGGGAACAACAGGTACTCAGGGAACAACAGGTACACAAGGCACAACAGGCGCTCAAGGCACAACAGGTGCTCAAGGCACAACTGGTACTCAAGGTATAACTGGATCACAAGGTGTTCAAGGTGGTACAGGAACTCAAGGTACACAAGGCGTATTGGGCGCTCAAGGCACTACAGGAACAGCGACTCAGGGTGCAACTGGTGCTCAAGGTGTATTAGGCGCTCAAGGTGTATTAGGCTCCCAAGGAGTTCAAGGTAGACAAGGTCCTCAAGGTGCTAACGGTACACAAGGTACGACTGGCACTCAAGGTACTACAGGTACACAAGGTACAACTGGCACTCAGGGTATTCTTGGTACTCAAGGTACTACAGGAACTGCTACTCAGGGTACAACAGGTACTCAAGGTACCACAGGTACTGCTACACAAGGTGCAACGGGCGCCCAAGGAACTGTAGGTACTGCTACTCAAGGTGCCACAGGTGCTCAAGGAACTACAGGTGCTCAAGGTATATTAGGTGCCCAAGGTGTATTAGGCGCTCAAGGAGCTCAAGGTAGACAAGGTCCTCAAGGCGCTAACGGCACACAAGGCACAACAGGTACACAAGGTACGGTCGGCACTCAAGGTACTGTAGGTACACAAGGCACAACTGGCACTGCTACTCAGGGTACAACAGGTGCTCAGGGCACAACTGGCACTGCTACTCAGGGTACAACAGGTGCTCAGGGCACCACAGGAACTGCCACACAAGGTGCTACCGGCACTGCCACACAAGGTGCTACCGGCACTGCTACTCAAGGAACTACAGGTGCTCAAGGTACGACTGGAACTGCTACTCAAGGAACTACAGGTGCTCAAGGTACGACTGGAACTGCTACTCAAGGAACTACAGGTGCTCAAGGTACTGTAGGTACTGCCACACAAGGTGCCACTGGTGCTCAAGGTACTGTAGGTACTGCTACACAAGGTGCCACTGGTGCTCAAGGTATTTTAGGTTCTCAGGGTATTCAAGGACTTATAAGCACCGAAGCTAAAGCAGCCGTTTCAGATGTGGCACCATCATCACCAACAGCAAATAGTTTATGGTGGAATTCAACAACAGCTAAGATGTACATCTATTATAATGATGGAGACACTTCGCAGTGGGTTGAAGCAAATCAATATACCGCTACTCAAGGTGCTACAGGTACGCAGGGTACAACGGGGTCCGGCAGTCAAGGAACAACTGGATCTCAGGGAACTTCCGGCGCAGGTGGTGGCGTAACTACATTCTCTGCTGGTACAACTGGATTTACTCCAGCATCGGCCACATCAGGTGCTGTTACTCTTGCAGGCACTCTTGCGATTGCTAGTGGCGGTACAAATGGATCAGCAACACCTACGGCAGGCGCTGTTGCTTATGGCACAGGTAGTGCTTATGCTTTTACTACTGCTGGAACAACAGGGCAAGCACTATTATCAAATGCTGGATCTGCTCCAACATTCCAAACACTGACACTTGAAAGTCTTCCCGGTGCTTGGACTAAAAAATCTGTTAAAGTAGCAACAACAGGAAGCATCACACGCTCAGGCACACAAACAATTGATGGCATTGCGGTAGTAGTTGGGGATCGTGTTCTTGTAAAGAATCAAGGAACAGCATCTCAAAATGGCATTTATCTAGTTGCTTCTGGCACCTGGACTCGTTCATTAGACGCAGATACGGCCGATGAAATTGCTGGAGCAACTGTAAATATTGATCAGGGCTCAACAAACGCGGGAACATTATGGACCACAACTTTTACACCATTAAACACAATCGATTCAACTGCGATGAACTGGTACAAAGTTGTAGATAGTGCTCAGATCGGTTCAGTGGTTCAAGCGTGGGACACAAATCTTGATCAAATAGCGGCACTTTCTCCAACTGCGGATAACTTTATTGTGGGTAATGGATCAAGCTGGACGCTTGAAACTCCATCTCAATCTAGAACATCTCTTGGTCTTGGAACAATAGCAACACAAGCATCAGACTCAGTGTCTATTACCGGCGGCACTGTTACAGGTACTAGGATTACACCAAGAGTATCAACTACAGCATCAAGCGCAACACCAAGTATTAATACAGATAACGTTGATGTATATGGTATCACAGCACTTACTGTAAATATTACAGGTTTTACGATGTCAGGAACTCCTACAAATGGTCAAAAATTGTGGATATATATTGTTGGCACAGCCGCACGCTCTATTACTTGGGGTGCATCATTTGAAGCATCAACAATAGCATTGCCAACCACAACAGTTTCTACAAATAGACTTGACGTTGGATTCGTATGGAATTCAGTATCATCAAAATGGCGTTGTGTTGGTTCAGCTTAAGGGCTTATTGTAATGGTAACTAAAACAGACATTCTTAGCGGTGCTTCTGGAACACTGACAGTAAAATATGTCGTGCCTCCAGATGCTACGAGCGTCCTCGGTGTCGTTGTAGGTGGCGGTGGCGGCGGTGCTGGTTCTGAAGGTGATCGAAACCAAGGCAACGGAGGCGGCGGCGGTGGAGGTTTAGCTAACGGTTCTTTAACTTCAGCAACAGCACGAAGCATTCTAACTGTCGTTGCCGGTGCGGCTGGTACTGCTGGTTCATCTGGTGGTAATGGTGGTGCCGGTGGCGGAAGTAGTATTTCATTAGCAGGTACAGCACTACTGTCAGGTGCTGGTGGTTCTGGCGGTCAAAATCGCTCAACAGCAAGTGCTGGCGGCGGCGCTTCAACAGGAACAAATAGAACAAGCGGCGGTTCAGGTGGTGCTGGTGGTGGTGCGACTGATAATAATGCTGGCGGTGGTGGTGGCGGTGCTGGTGGTTATACAGGAAATGGTGGTGCTGGCGGTGGTACTGGTGCTGGATCAAACGGATCTGGTGGCGGAGGCGGCGGCGGTGGTGCTACTAACTCTGGCCAGGGCCGAAGCGGCGGTGGCGTAGGTCTTTCTGGCGAAGGATCAAGCGGTACTGGTGGCGCATTAAATGCTCACGGCACAGGCGGTTCTTCAGGTAATACAGGCACACAAACATCGGGCGGTGCTTTCGGTGGTGGTGGTGGTGCTAGAGACGATGATAGCTCAGGTAGCGGTATTGCTGGCGGCCCTGGCGGTGTAGCAATAACTTATAACTCATCAAATACCACAAACTACTGGCATACTGTTGTATATTCAACTGCTGTTTCACAAACTATAACTGTACCTTCTTCTCCGGTCGGCATAACATCCATGATCGTTCATTTGTGGGGTGGCGGTGGTGGTGGTGCAGGGACAAGTTTAAGTGCTAACGCTGGCGGTGGCGGTGGCGGTGGTGGATATGCTAGAGAAACAATTGCCACAACTGCAGGAACACAATATTTACTTGTTATTGGTGATGGCGGCGCAGGCACTACAGGAACTACTGTAGGTGGTACAGGTGCAAGTACAACATTATCAACTAGTGGCGGCACTCTATTACTAACAGCAACAGGCGGCGTAGGCGGTAATCCAAATAACGGTGCGGGCGGTACAGGAGGTACAGGTTCAGGAGGCGATGTTGCTCGATCTGGTGGTACAGGAGGTACAGGCGCAAGTGGTGCCAGTGGTGCTGGAGGTGGTGGAGCAGGCATTGATAATAATGGCGGCAATGCTTCAGGAACAACAGCCGGAACAGGCGGAAGTTCTCATGGTGGTAATGGCGGCGCAGGTGGCGCAACAACAGCAGGAACAGCAGGTCTTGCCTTTGGTGGCGGTGGATCTGGAGGCGCAAGAGTTTCAACTACAAACGGTACTGGTGCCGCAGGTGCGCCAGGCGGTGCGTTTATCGAATATATAGTAGCCGGAGGATCATCTTCTACATTTGGTATGCTTTTCATGTTTAACTAACATGATAAATAGAAAGAACAAAGAGAATAAAAAATGGCAATAAATTTTCCAGGTAGTCCAACAAACGGTCAAACGTTCACAAGCGGCGCATTAACATGGAGTTATTCAACATCTGTGGGCGCATGGCAAGTTGTTCCTGCCGGAGCTGGAGGTGGTGGCGCTTCCGTATTTTCGAGCAACGTAGGCAATGGATCAGCAACCACATTCAATGTTGCACACAATCTTGCTAAAACTTATGTTATTCCTGCAGTGAGAGAAAATTCAACAGGATACTACGTATACCCCGATCTAAAGTACACTTCGCTAAATCACATTGTTTTGGAATTTAATACGGCGCCTACAACTAATCAGTATACCGTTATTGTGTTAGGATAAAATGTCTGCATCAGCAAATACTCACTTTATCGGTAGTAACAATAGAATAGATTTTTATGAAACTGCTCACGGTGTTATTCCAAGCGGTGATGCTAATACAGCAACAGATGATTGGATAGGATTTTCAACTAATCTAAACAGAAGCATCAAAGCAGGTAGAACTTTTACTAATGAGATCGCAACAACATTTTCTTTAGTATACACATCAGTAATTGGTTATAATGGAGGTGTTCTAGCACCAAATGGAGATATTCATTTTGTTCCTTCTGCTGCAAACAGAGGCCAAAAAGTTTCCGCTTCTGGTGTTGTCAGCACATACTCTCTGGCATATACAAATGGTAGTGGAGCTTATGTTGGAGGCGTTCTAGCACCTAATGGCGATATTCATTTTGTTCCAAATTATGCTGTTGTTGGTCAAAAAGTTTCCGCTTCTGGTGTAGTATCAACATATGCATTGGTACATACAAATATCAACGGCGCATATGCTGGCGGTGTTGTGGCACCCAACGGTGATATACATTTTGTTCCAAATTATGCTGCTGTTGGACAAAAGATTTCTCCTGCTGGTGTAGTATCAACATATGCATTGGTATACACAGTAGAAGATGCTTATAGTGGTGGTGTTCTAGCACCTAATGGAGATATTCACTTTATGCCGCGCGGACTTGCCAGTGTAGGTCAGAAAGTATCTGCTAGTGGTGTTGTTAGTACATATTCTTTAGCATACACAGTAGAAGATGGATTTTTTGGAGGCGTGCTTTCTTCTACTGGTGAAATTCATATGGTACCTTTCGTTTCTACTGTAGGACAAAAAATTTCAACAAATGGAACCGTTTCTACTTATAGTATTCTTATGACAGGAGGCAACAAGTTTTCTGGTGGTGTGTTGGCGCCGACAGGCGATATATACTTTATACCTTATGCAGGATTTGGACAATGTATGAAAATCTCAGCAACTAATGTAGTATCAACATTTACAAATGACTTTATAGCATCTTACTATGGCGGTATTTTAAGACCTGATGGTACAATCGTTATGCTTCCTGCTATAACGAGTTATGAGGGTAGAATACTTTACACAAACTCAGCACGACCATTAGATTTTGGTACTTGTGCTTCACCATATCTAAATAAACATTAGTATGACAGCAACATTCAACATAGCTCCTCGATGGGTAGCAGATACAAAAGAACTTGGTTGGGGAACTCTTCCGACAGCCAATAATAGCAGTGTTGGAACAGACCTTGTTGCTTGGAAAGATTTTCAAAACTTGTTATACAAAAGCGTTGCTAAGGGCAAGCTTTATAGTACAGATATAGTATCCACATACAGTCTCATTTATACTACTGGATTAGCTTATGCTGGTGGTGTCTTAGCACCAAATGGTGATATACATTTTGTTCCTGCTCAAGCTAATAGAGGACAAAAGATAGCGCCTGATGGAACTGTATCAACTTACAGTCTTGTTTATACTACCACTAATGCTTATTTTGGTGGTGTATTAGCACCAAATGGTGATATACATTTTGTTCCTAATAGTGCTAATAGAGGACAAGAAGTATCTTCTTCGGGTGTTGTATCAACCTATAGTCTTGTTTATACTACCACTAATGCTTATTTAGGTGGTGTTCTAGCACCTAATGGAGACATACATTTTATTCCTTACAGTGCTAGAGTAGGACAAAAGATAGCGCCTGATGGAACTGTATCAACTTACAGTCTTGTTTATACTGCTTCTTTTGCTTATGTTGGAGGTGTTCTAGCACCTAATGGAGATATACATTTTATTCCGGCTCAAGCTATTAGAGGGCAAAAAATATCTGCCGCTGGTGTAGTATCAACATATGATTTAGTTTATACTGTTTCTTTTGCTTATGGCGGAGGTGTTCTAGCGCCTAATGGCGATATACATTTTATTCCTTATAATGCTAATAGAGGACAAAAAATAGATATTAATGGCACTGTGTCCACTTATAGTTTAGTTTATACAGCCTCAGCGGCTTATTCTGGTGGTGTTCTATTACCTAACGGTGATATACATTTTGTGCCTGATACTGCTAATAGAGGGCAAAAGATATCCGCTAATGGTACTGTATCAACATATAGTTTAATTTATACCACTACCAGTGCTTATAATGGCGGTGTTCTAGCACCTGATGGCAGCATATATTTTGTTCCTTATAGTGCCGCTGTAGGGCAAGAGATATCAACAATGACATCACCTTTCAGTCAAGGCATATGTATGTCTCCCTGGTTTAATAAGTTTTAAAAATGGCAAATATTCGTAAATCCTCACCTAGTTTTGTAGAAGAAGTTAGAAATGAACTTCAAGGAACTTTGCCTTCTGGTAATAACAGCAGCATTGGTAGCGATCTTGTTGGATGGAATGGATTCAAGAAGATTCTAGATGAGGGTGTTGCTGGTGGTAGATTGTTTACTAATGATATCGTAACAACATATAGTTTAGCTTATACAACATCTATCGCCGCTTATTTTGGTGGTGTATTAGCACCAAATGGTGATATACATTTTGTTCCTAATAGTGCTAATAGAGGGCAAAAAATATCTGCCGCTGGTGTAGTATCAACATATACTTTGCCCTATACAGCATCCTCTGCTTATATTGGTGGTGTCTTAGCACCAAATGGTGATATACATTTTGTTCCTGCTCAAGCTAATAGAGGACAAAAGATATCTCCTTCTGGTGTAGTATCAACATATACTTTAACATATACCAATTCAGGTGGTGCTTATAATGGCGGTGTTCTAGCACCTAATGGCGATATACATTTTATACCATATAATGCTAATAGAGGACAAAAGATATCTCCTTCTGGTGTTGTATCAACATATACTTTATCATATACTACTACAACTGCTTATTGGGGAGGTGTTCTAGCACCTAATGGCGATATACATTTTGTTCCTTATAGTGCTAATAGAGGGCAAAAAATATCTGCCGCTGGTGTTGTATCAACATATAGTCTTGCTCATACAAGCCCGGCCGCTTATTTTGGTGGCGTTTTATCACCTAATGGAGATATACATTTTATTCCTGATCAATCTAGCGTAGGGCAAAAGATAGATATTAATGGAACTGTATCAACTTACAGTCTTGTTTATACTGCTTCTGGTTTAACTAGTGGCGGTGTTCTAGCACCTAATGGAGATATACATTTTATTCCTTATCAGCGAACTGTCGGTCAAAAAATATCTGCCGCTGGTGTTGTATCAACATATAGTCTTGCTTATACTTCTTCATTTGCTTCTGCCGGTGGTATTCTAGCACCTAATGGTGATATTTATTTTGTGCCTTATTTTGGCGCCGCGGTAGGTCAAGTAATACGAAATAACTCTGGCGTTACATTTCCTAGAGCAATATGTCTACACCCGTATCTAAATAAGTATTGATAATATTCATTATGGAGTCATTATGTACAATCGAGATAAGATAATTCAAACATTACACAATATTAAAAATGAAGCTCAAAGTATTAAGCCGTTCGTAGTTATTGCTCAACCTAAACGCAATAAAGAAGAAACACCAGCACAAACATTTAACGGATATAGTTTATGTCATGTGGCTATCATGGGGCATTCACATGGATATGTTGACTGTGAAAAAATGCTTGTGGATGTTGCCCGAAACTATCTAATAGATTCTGTATTAGATTCTGGTGCAAAATATCTATTCTTTATTGGCGACGATACAGTTGTTCCGTATAATGCGTTTGAAAATCTTCTCAAAACATGCGAAGCAAATCCTGGTCATATCGCTGCTGGTGTGTATTACATTAAGTGCGCTCATGCTATGATTAGCGTTCGCAAAGACAATCATATTATTGTTCCAGATGTATCGCCAGGACAGGTATTTGAAGCATGGCAAACTGGTATGGATTGTATGTTAATTCCAGTAGAAACGCTTCGTCGCATGAAGGATGAAGATCCTGATTTGCCTTTCTGTTGTATCGCAAACGGCATTGAAGACATTCCATTTGTAGGTGAAGATAATTTTTTCTTACATCGTTGCCGCAAATCTGGCGTTAAAGTGCTTGTGAATACTGACGTTCAGTGTCTTCATATGGATATCGCAACAGGCAAATATACAGCACATCCTTCTGTCAATCTAAACCATTATTTCACAAACATCAAGCCAACTGTTCCACTAACGATTGAAGATAAGATGTTCATAGATTTTAGATGGACTTCAAGATTACCCGGTGGTATTAATAATCCAACAGAAGGCGTTTCCCGTTGGCTACCAGGAGAAGATATTCCAGAAATTATAAAAGGAATTGAAAATCCTGTTGGTGTAGAAGTTGGCGTTGCTGAAGGAACCACTACGGAATACTTATTACAAACTTTACCATCACTAAGATTGTCCGGCGTCGATTCTTATCCAGTTTATATTGATTGGAATGATACACAGCCAGATGGTGATGCCAATAAAGCAGAGATGTTGAGAAAAGTTGATCCGTATATGGAAAGATATAATCACATCTACGAAGATTCCGATGATGCTGTGAAGATGTTTGATGACGAATCTTTAGATTTTGTATTCATCGATGGTCTACATACATATGAGCAGGTCTTAAAAGATTGTAAAAACTACTATCCTAAGATTAAAAACGGCGGATTCATTATTGGTCACGATTTTGCTAGGATTCAAGGCGTGAATAAGGCCGTTAGGGAGTTTGCTAATAGTATTGGTAAAGAAATTAGTAATGCGAAACAAGACTTGTGGTATTGGCAGAAAGATTAAGGAGATAATATGACAATAGGATTAAAAGGTATATTTACACCACCAGCACCAGAAACAAGAGATATTGCTCATCTTGAGGTCGTTCACAATGGAAATACTTATGACTGGATGGTATATATTCCGCAAGGAGTAAGCGTTACAGATTCACTAGCTTCTATGGAAACTAGAATTTATGATGAAATAGACTATAAAGAAGCTCAGTGGGCAGCATTGGAACCTAAAACAAGAATCGAGTTAAATCGGATAACAATGGAAGAAACAGTTGTAGACATTGCTAAAGAAGAGGTAGTAAAACCAGATTATCCTGATTACTATGCTCTTCGTAGAAATGAATATCCTATTATGGGAGATCAGCTAGGTGGCATATCAAAAGGCATAGATTCTGCTGAATACCAAGACATTTTGACTAAGATCCAAGCAGTGAAAGACAAGTATCCGAAGCCGCCATATGTGTAAAGCTCTTCTGGAGAGAAGATATATACTACTGAACTCTTTATAATGAAGGTATACTATGACACACTTTGCAAAATTTGTTCTTGAAAATGGCGGCACTGTTAAGCCTCTTATTCTCGATTCCAAAATCACAAACGGAACTGCACTATTCAATCCAAGTATTTGGGTTGATGGTGCTCGAATCTATCTCAACATTAGACACTGCCAATACACACTATACCATTCTGAAAAGAACATCCATGAGCATCCTTATGGACCTCTTGTCTATTTCAATCCTGAAAATGATATTACCCTTACAACCACAAACTATTTCGGTGAGTTAAATCCCGACTTAACGATAAAGTATTGCAATCGTGTAGACACTTCTTTACTCGACGTTAAACCTATTTGGGAATTTGTCGGACTCGAAGATGGTCGCGTGATCAAGTGGGATGATAAAGTATATCTATGCGGCGTAAGGCGCGATACGACAACTAATGGTCAAGGTCGTATGGAACTTTCTGAAATTGAGTTTACTCCAACATCTGCTAAAGAAATTTCCAGATGGCGTATACCAGCACCAGATATTGACAATACGTATTGCGAAAAGAACTGGATGCCCATAGTCGATCAACCGTATCATTTTTGGAGATGGTCAAATCCTGTTAATATCGTTAAGGTAGATCCTATAGAGAAAACATGTGAGACAGTTTTCCAAAGCAAAGATATTTACTTTGCTAGAGATTTACGAGGTAATGGACAAATTATTCCATTTGAAGACGGATATCTAAGCCTCACACATGAGGTTGATCTGTTTCAATCTGAAGCCGGTCGTAAAGATGCAATATATACACATAGATTGGTTAAGTGGAATAAAGAATATCAACCAGTCGCGAAGTCAAAAGCATTCTCTTTTATGGGAGCAAACATTGAGTTTGCTTGCGGTCTTGCAGAATATGAAGATGAAATTCTAATGACATTCGGTTTCCAAGATAATGCTTCTTACATATTGAAGTGTTCCAAACAGACAGTGAAGGACTTTATGAATGATTGATAATTTGATTAACGAGTACATTATGGACTCAGATAACCCAACAAAGAACTATAAGTTGGGCGTACAGTATGAAGCGATGGGACAAACTGCTTCCGCACTGTCTTTCTTTCTGAGAGCTTCCGAACTCACTTCTGATAACAATATGGCATACGAGTGTTTAATTCGTATGGGTAATTGTTTTAATCTTCAAGACAATAGAAAGTATAGTGTCAAGAGCATGTTTCAAGGTGCTATTACACTAATGCCTGATCGCCCAGAAGCGTATTTCAGCATGTCTAGATATTTGGAAAAAGAAGGACAGTACTTTGAATCGTATATGTTTGCAGAGCTTGGATTAAACAACTCTGAAAACAAGACATTCCCTCGTTTGAATATCTATTATCCGGGCAGATACGGACTGATTTTTCAAAAAGCTGTCGCTGCATGGTGGAGAGGCAAAGGCAAAGAGTCGCGCGAATTGCTGCAATATCTTGTAGATAATTATTGGAATGATTTGGACAATGATCATCGTAATGCTGTAACGTACAATATTCAGCATCTAGGCTGCTATCCAGAATCATACATCTACCGTATGTATAACAAGTCTATGTACCCGAAGCTAAGAAACAAGTTCCCAGGTGCAGAAAGACTTAAACAGAATTTCTCACAAATTTATCAGGACATGTTTGTACTTGCAATGCTTAATGGTAAGAAGTACGGCACATTCCTTGAGATCGGGGGTGCAGGACCTAAGAAGGGTAACAATACATATCTGCTTGAGAAAGAATTCAACTGGAAAGGTATTTCTGTTGAATTTGATCCAAAATGTGTCGAAGAATATAAGAAGGAACGCGATACTCAAATTCTGTGTCAAGACGCTCTAAAGATAGACTATGAAAAGTTGATTGAAGAGAACTACGGTGATACTGTAGACTATCTTCAGTTGGATATCGAACCTGCTGAAAATACCTATAAGTGTCTGTTAAAGATGCCATTCGACAAGTGTAAGTTTGCAGTAATCACGTATGAGCATGACTACTATGCGGATTTCACAAGATCATATAGAGATAAGTCTCGCAAATATCTTAAGTCTATGGGATATGTTATGGTAGCAAACGATCTATCCCCAGATGGCGTAAATACCTTTGAAGATTGGTGGGTTCATCCAGATTTGATATCACCAGAAATTCTACAGAAGATGCTCGACGTTACTGAAACATCAAAAGATGCAACAGAATATATGTTCAGTAGTGATGGTAGTGACGCATTGGATTGGGGTGCAATCAATAAAAACCCATGGTTTAGAAGTGTGGTATTTTATGAAATCTTCGAACAGAATGTTTATGAAAAGTTTGTTCCAGTAAAGGAAAACGATGTTGTCTTAGACATTGGTGCTTCTATTGGACCATTTACTTGGAGCATCAAACATAAAAAGCCTAGTAATGTTGTGTGCGTAGAACCACACAAAGAACTATTCAAGACGCTACAGAAGAATGTTGGTGAGTATACCCTTGTCAATAAAGCTATCGGCAAAGTTGATGGTCGCGAAATTCAAATTGGACTATTTGACGAGAATACGGAAGAAACTCACGGCGCAGCTGGTATAAATGTAGAAACAA